GATTTCTCCTGAAGGCCCCCGAGCGAAAGCTCGATCTCATTTAACGATGAGGTTCGTGGAAAGTGTTCTCAATGACTTACTCTGAAAAGAGTACCCTTAATTGGGACGTCCAACACTGAAACGAGGGCGTTTGTGGCCGCCAAACCATGAATGACTACAACGTGATCACAGGGATCGACCGACTGGCAACTGCTCCTAACAATGGAGTTAAGGTTACGTCAGCGTAAATGGTCTCTCCTGAACCCCGGCCCGGATGGGCACACTCCACACCCTTCTTAATGATGACAACTGAACAAAGCATACAACGCCTTGCACAACCGTCGTCCTCTAAGTTGGGTACCGATTGGGCGACCCTTCGCGGTCTCTTACCCAACCCTTCAATCCTCCCCCCCCACCTCCCCCCCAAAAGTGTCCTCGTCGGTTACTCTCATTTCCCAGAGAGTATATCGACCCCCGACGCGTCCACTCTTTTCTCTGGCTTTCTGTTTGCCAAGAATATCCCCAAGGATCAAAATCCCGATATTCTTCTCAAAGCATACACAGAAAAGCTCTCTCTACCTCCTCTCTCCACCGATGAGTATAAGTCTGCCCTCAGACAGTACATCATTCCAACGTTCCGAAACGGCTGGGACAAGAACTATCTCCATGAAGTGGAGACCGGTATCTTGTCTTCCGGTAAGACCGTGGAACGAATGAGTGCCGACGAATGGACCTTGCCAAGACAGGACTTCGTTGCATACTGCACCGGTTCGCTCCCCCTTCCTCCCAACGCGTTCACCTCAATCCGTGAACGGACTGCCTTAGCTATCCCCGACTCTGGGAAGTTAAGGATCGTCACCGTTGGTTCCCTTTGGCAACACCTCCTTGCCCCCCTTCACCGGTTGATCTACAACCACTTGTGCACCCGTCGTGCCTCTCCAATCGTTCGCGGCCAACCCTTGCCGTCCACCTTCTCTTCCTTCCCCTCTTCCGACAAAGACACATATGTCTTCTCCGGTGACTACGAAGCTTCGACCGACAACTTGTCGTCGCTTCACAGTCTTGAGATCCTCCGTGAACTACGGAAGACCTCAATCTCCATCCCTGACCAGATTTGGGAGTTGGCGTTCGCATCTATGACTGGTACCATTTCTTATATGGACAGTCACGGGCGTAAACACACCTCAAATCAGTTAACAGGTCAGCTGATGGGGAACTATCTATCCTTCCCTCTCCTCTGTATCTCTAACGTGGCTACGCTGTTCCTAGCGTTTGGCCATGTGGAGGCATGGAGGATGATTAACCAGGGATTGGTTCGGATAAATGGAGACGACATCGTTTTTGTATCCACTCTTGAACGGGGTAGACAATGGAAATCCTGTCTACCCAAGTCTGGTTTCGTGATCAACGATACCAAGACTTCAGTTCATCGATACTTGTTCACCTTGAATTCACGTCTTTTTAGACGTGGTTCCAAACACGTGAAGCGTGTTTGGTGCATTCCTTCTAAAGGAATATTCAAAAAGGTGAATGTTACCAAGTATCGAGACTGCATGGCTGCTCACGCGGCCGTGGTTCGAGAGGCGGTAAAAGGATGTCCCGGGAGGTTGTACGGGCGGGCGGTGAGGGCGTTAGTGAGCGTGAAGAGGAAAGCATGGATGGATACGAGTGTCAAAAGATTGGCTGGGGAATCGGACTTGGAATTCAAGTTGTTCCCGAAGGACTGGAAGGATGCTGAGCGCATCACGGAGTTCGAAAGGAGGCTCGTACCTTTGAGAGAAACTTTCACGGGCTGTGAAAGAGTAGAGAAAATAAAGAGAAAAGACGCCACCAGGGCACAAATAAGGGAGTCCCAGGTCATGCACGCCGAAGCCTACTTCGCTCGTGCTGGCCGTCCGGTCGTATCAAGCTCTAACGACCGGGGGCTTTCCAAATTCGAGAAAGGAGAGTGTATGTTCTGGCTTTGGCTTGCAGTCCCTAGATACAAGCATAGAGCCGAGGAAGAAGAGATATGGGTGAGGGAAGCTGTCGTCCGGGAGGACACTCAGCTTGAGTTTGAGCCATATCAAGGTTAGAGGGGAGAGCAATGACGGCACGCTTCGCGCGCTAGTGGTCATACGGCGAACGTTACCTTCGTGGTGACAGAGCTGAATCGCGATCAGTAATGATCAGCCCAGGACGAGGCATACATATCGTCCGCGCCACAGTGAAGTCTGCCCAGCTGCTGCCCTCGAGCCCTGGCGAAAATTAAGGAGTGGATGCGTACGAGGAAACCTGTTCCAGGTTGCAGAGTGGCTCTGCCAAAGTCTTATTACCTTTGAATTGGGGTTCGATTCCCTTGCTTCGCGGCACCTCAACTCGGACAGAAATGTTCGACCTGCG